TTCAGACTGTGTCTGATCCTCTTTTGTCAAGAGTCGGGTGTTTCCTTCAAGATTGTATCTTGATGCCTTCGAAACTCCCTCTTCCAACCCACCTGACAAATGGGACCCCAATTGGATGAGATGAGCGTAGAACAAGAACACTGTTAACCCAGTGTACTGGAGAAATCCCAACTGTGTATGTAGGAGGTGTGTTATGTCACCTTTATCTTCAGTGGTTGATACCAGCCAGCTGAAAGACACCTGCTTGACTCGTCTTGGGGAATATCGATTCAACGAGCATGTAGGTAAAACTATGGCCTATCTCAATCGGCCAGGCCCCCTGTTAGTGGAGCACTCCATCAAGAAGTCCCTTGTGGCGATGGGTTACTCCCTTAAGGATGACAGAGACAACAAGAGTCAGTATGATCCAGCTATGTTAGTGGAGAGACTGGGTAGGTATGGTAAACCTGCAGCTCTTGTGAACGTAAACAATGAAGCACTCCAGATGGCTATGGATGCTACAATGCGTGCGTTCGGCGGGAAGAGTACTTTACCTGTTCGCCAATTGGACCAAAGCCTGCGGGCCGTAACCCATGAGGATAAAAGTTCAGGCCTCCCATCTCTCATGACGAAGGGTGACGTCTTCGATCTGGATTTGGAGAGGGCAGTGCGTATTGCTGCTGGTACCAGGACTCCTGATCCGTGCCTTGCGTTCCATCGCGTTCAGCACGGGGATAGTGGACCGAAGACTAGGTTAGTCTGGGGTTATCCTCAGTCTGTCTTTCTTCTCGAGGCAATGTTCGCTCCGGCTCTGATCGAACATTTCCTTGCAAATCGGACGTATCCTATTGCGTTCGGTATGTACAAATCACAAGTCTCTGCCAGAATGCAGTCTATTCGGAACAGCGGAGTTAGGTTCTCCCTGGATTTCAGTGGGTTTGACTCCACGATTCCAGCTTCGTTGATTGACTTTGCATTCACAGTGTTGAAGTCGCACTTTGTACCTATGTCAGAGGTGCAAGAGCGTGTATGGTACCAAATCATCAGGTACTTCATTCATACACCTATCGTTATGCCTGACGCCTCGATCTGGCGCAAGCATCACGGTGTGCCTAGCGGGAGCTACTTCACGCAGATGATCGATTCCATTGTGAATTATCTGTGTGTTACGTATGCTTTCCTTCGCGCTGGTGGCCGACCGATTCCAGATGACAAGATTCTCGTCCTTGGTGACGATTCTCTTGTTGGACAATCTCAAGAATTCGACGTTGATGAACTGCAGATCTATTTCTCTGAAGTAGGTTTGACTTTGAACGCCGATAAGACGGAGGTTTCCATCCAGGGATTCTCTGATCCACACTTCCTGGGTCACATCTGGCGCCGTGGGTTTCCTGACCGTGACGAATCCGATGTCGCAAAGAGGATGGCCTACGCTGAGAAACTGAGTGGGATTCGGGACGGACTTACGAGACGTGCTGTGCGCGTGACTTCGTACGTTCCCGATTCTGTGTCTGCACATAAGGTGGCTATGGCTATCGCTCCTGTTAATTCTCACAGGATTGATGAGTCGTATTGCTCTATCCTGCGTGATACTGTGCCTATCCGTGAGCTGGAGGCCAGGGACAGACCAGGTTGGGCCGCTCATTTGGAAGAGTACGGGACTATGGAGTCAGTTAGTTCGGAGAGCTTGGCTATCCGCCAACCGTTCATCGGACTCTATTTCTAGGGCCCAAAGTCC